AATTCCACTTTTAGAAAATATTATTTGGGTGACAACTCTACAAATAAAGTAGAACTATCTGATTATGAAGGTAAGATTGGTTCTGTAAAAAATACTAGAAATATATTGGAACAGCTATATAAACAAAGCTAAAGCATCTCTTGAACCCTGACAGAGTTATTATACTGAGAATTCCATAAGTTGTCAAGAGGCCACTTGACCAATTGATTAGTTTATACTATAATGTATTCAAACCCAGATTAGCTATGACTAAAAAGAAAGAACATTATGTAAATAACAGAGAGTTTCTTGAAGCGCTTGTTATTTACAGAAAAAAAGTAAGTAATGCAAAAGCTAATGGTGAACCTAAACCAAAAGTTCCTGATTACATTGGAGAATGTTTTCTGAAAATTGCTACACATCTTTCTTACCGTCCTAACTTTGTGAACTATATGTTCAAGGATGATATGATTTGTGACGGTATCGAAAACTGTCTTCAATACATTAATAATTTTGATCCAGCTAAATCAACTAATCCTTTTGCTTATTTTACTCAAATTATTTACTATGCTTTTTTGCGTAGAATTCAAAAAGAAAAGAAACAATTGGATATTAAAACCAAGCTACTAGAGAAATCTGGATTTGATGAAGTGTTTCATGCAGATAGTAGTGCAGTAGGATACAATATGTCTGATATGAATAGCATTAAAGAATCACTTGAAATTCGCAATCGATGACACACGAAGAAATGCTAGATATAGCACACCAAAGAGAAACTGTTAACGATCTTCCAGAAGGTGCTGAACTTATTGATGACGTGTTTTATGTCTGGGAAACACGTTATGGATTGTATTCAACAATGACTAAGGAAGGTCGTCGGATGATGACTGGTGCTACCAAAGATGGTGTAACAGTTATGACACGTTGGCATCTTAAATGTGAACAGGAAGGTACATTACACCTATACACAAGAGTTGCGAATGTTAGTATGGGCGTTAAATTATGACGGTTGCTTTGATTACTGATCAACATCTTGACGGTAGAAAAAATTCTCAAATTTTTTGGGAATATTTTATGAAGTTCTATCGTAATGTTTTCTTTCCAAATTTAGAAAAATATAATATTAAAACTATCATAGATCTGGGTGATACTTTTGATAACCGAAAAGGTATTGATTTTTGTGCATGGCATCGTATCAAGAATGAGTACTATCAAGTTCTTGCTGATATGGGAATCCATATCCATATGATTGTTGGTAATCATACTGCATATTATAAAAATACTAATAAGATTAATACTCCTTCTTTATTGTTAGATTCGTTTGATAACATTACCATCTACGATGAAGTTACTGATGTGGAAATAGATGGTGGTAAATTTACATTATTGCCTTGGATTAATCAGGAGAATGAAAATACTGTAAGAGAACACTTAAAGAATACTGATTCTAATATTGTTTGTGGTCATCTTGAACTAAATGGTTTCACAGCACTTCCTGGTCATACATTTAATGGTGGATGGGATAAAGATATTTTTTCTAAATTTAGTAGAGTATATTCTGGTCACTTTCATCACCAGTCAACAAAAGGTAATGTAACTTATCTTGGCAATCCATACGAGTTATTTTGGAATGATGTAAATGCTACCAGAGGATTTCATCTATTTGAACCGTCTACATTGAACTTAAAATTTTTTAAAAATCCTTATCAGATGTTTAAAAAAATATTTTACAATGAAGATACATGGGATTTTAAAAATTTTAATCCTTTAGACTATAAAGATTGTTATGTCAAATTAGTTGTTGAGAATAAAAAAGATGTTATATGGTTTGATCGTATTGTAGAAAGACTCTATGATGCTGGTGTTCATGATTTAAAAATTATTGATGATAGTATTCTCGATGATAATTCTGTAGATAGTGTTGAACATGAAGATACATTGACAACTCTTAATCGATATATAGAAGAAATGAATGAAGATCTTAATAAAACTGAATTGAAAGGTATTATAAAATCAATTTATTTAGAGGCCTGCGAAATCAACTAATGTCTTATATCCTCACCTTAATAGGTCATGAAAATGAAGGAGCTTATGCAGTTACCGCTAGAGATGGTAGCAAAATTCTTCAGATTTTCGAGGAGAAAGATGATGCAGAAAGATTTGTTGGAATGTTAGATGCATTAGAACATCCAGCAATGTCAGTTTATGAAATAGAATGTGAACAAGCCATTGCGGCATGTGAAAATTTCGGTTATAATTATGCTATTATAACTACCGACGACTTTGTGATTCCAACCCAAGAAGAGCATGATTTTATTTGAGACGATTAGTTACAAGAATTTTTTGGCTGCAGGAAATACGCCAATTAAATTAAATTTAAAAAGTGACTCTACAACTCTGATTGTTGGACAGAATGGTGCTGGTAAAAGCACTATGATTGAAGCAATTGTATTTGCTTTGTTTAATAAATCTTTTCGTAAAGTTAACAAACAACAGTTGATTAATTCCATCAACGAAAAAGATTGTTTGGTGGAAGTTAATTTTTCTATCGGCAAAAAACAATATAAAGTTATCCGTGGAATGAAACCAAATAGATTTGAAATTTGGATTGACGGAACTATGATCGATCAAGTATCATCTGTACATGATCAACAAAAATACTTAGAACAAAATATTTTAAAATTAAATTATAAATCATTTACACAGATTGTAATTTTGGGTAGTGCTTCTTTTGTTCCATTCATGCAACTTCCTGCAGCATCACGTAGAGAAATTATTGAAGATCTTTTAGACATTCGTATCTTTTCCACAATGAATGTTATTCTAAAAGATAGACTTAAAGTTGCTAATGAAGAGATAAAAGATAATGAGACAACTATTAAATTTTTAAAAGAAAAAGCGCAGATGCAACAAAATCATCTCCAACGATTGGAGAAGTCTGCACGAAAAACTCTTGATCAAAAGGAATTAAAAATTGTTGAGATTGAAAATAATAACAGTAAGTTAGAAGGACATATTGATCTAATTCAAATTAATTTGAATAAACTTAACGAAGAACTTTTAGATGCTTCTGGTGTTCAGACTAGTATTAAAAAACTAGAGAAACAAATTACAACAAATACAAATTTAATTTCTAGACTTGAGAAAGAAAAAACTTTTTTCGATTCCAATGATACGTGTCCTAAGTGTACGCAGCCTTTACCACAACATCTAAAGGAACATCACATCAATGAAAGTAATAAAATTATTAACAAATCATCTGGATTGTTAGATGAATTTAAAGAACAAATCGAAAATCTAACCGAAGATCTCAAAGTTATTTCTGATAAGAATCAAAGTATATCACTTAATAATTGGGAAATTAAAAGTAACTATTCTGAGATCAAAAATAATAATAATGTTATTAAAGAGATCATGAGTGAGATTGATGATATTAAAAACAATACACATGATATTGATTGTGAGAGAAAGAAACTAACAGAGATTGCCACCGAAGGTATGACAATTCATAAGAGGACAAGTAGTCTTAAAAAAGATAAGTCAAACTATGATACGGTTACTTCTTTACTTAAAGATACTGGAATTAAAAGTCATATAATTAAAAAGTATCTACCTGTAATGAATCAGTTAATTACTAAATACCTGAAAGAACTTGACTTCTATGTCAATTTTACATTAGACGAAGAATTTAACGAAAGCATTAAATCTAGACATAGAGATGATTTTTCCTATGCTTCTTTTAGTGAAGGTGAGAAAATGAGAATTGATCTTGCTCTGATGTTTACATGGAGATCTATTGCTAAATTAAAAAATTCTGCAAATACAAATTTATTAATCTTAGATGAAGTTTTTGATTCTTCTTTGGATGTCGCCGGCACCGATGAATTTTTGAGAATAATTAGAGGTGGTCAACCAGATACTAATATATTTGTTATATCACATAAGAGTGAAGTGTTGCATGATAAGTTTGATCGTGTTTTAAAATTTGAAAAAAAGAAAAACTTTAGTAAAGTAGAAGTCATATAAGTTTTACTTATCGATAGTCTGTTGACTTTAGTCGCGTTTAGCGGTATTATAGCCATATACCAAAAGAGGTCCTATGAACCAGGGAGTCAAAACTAATCTCGCTAAACTCCTTGCCACTGAAAACTTGGTGGTGGAACATAAGAATGTTGAGACTGCATCTTTTGATGTTAAGAATAGAGTCTTGACTCTACCAATTTGGAATGTCAGCAATGAAGTATATGATATGCTTGTGGGTCATGAAGTAGGACATGCCCTTTTTACACCTGAAGAATGTTATGCTCCCAATATTCCATCCTCATTTATTAATGTAGTTGAAGATGCTCGTATTGAACGCAAAATTAAAACAACATATCCTGGTATCACCAAATCTTTTTCTTTTGGATATAAAGAATTAAATCAAAAAGATTTCTTTGATATCAAGGGTAAAAACTTGATGAAAGAATTTGAACTGATTGATCGTATCAATCTTTATTTTAAACTTGGTATTCATGATGTAACTTGTATTGTTCCTTTTACAACAGAAGAACAACCTTATGTAGAAAAAGTTCGTACGGCTTCTAATTTTGATGAAGTCTTGAAAGTGTCATTGGAAATATATGAATTCATGAAATCCAAACAGAAATTGGATGCCCCGATCTCACCACCAATTGATGAGTCTGCAGATCCTAGTCCTGTAGATACAGTTGAACCTGAAAATAATGAAGAAAATTCTAGTGAAACTACTGATACTCCTGTAGATAAGGCTGATAATGAAATTGATGATCCTATGGATGGAGAACAAGAAATCGACATTCAGGAAGAAGAGTTTGAAGTAAAAACACAAGAGTCATTTTCTTCTCGTCAAAGTGAAATTATATCTAAAGATAAATGGGAATATGTATTGCCCCCTACTATTGATTGGGAAAACCATATCACATCTAACGATGAGTTTGTAGAAGACATGAAAGAGTTTGAACAAACTATTCGTAAAATTAATCCTCCTTATGGCGATAATTTAGTTAATAATATATTGAGTGACTTGAAAAGATATAAAAAGGAAAGTGTGAAATCAGTTTCTTTTTTGGTAAAAGAATTTGAAATGAAAAAGAGTGCCAAAGAATACAATCGAACATTTGTATCAAAAACAGGTATTCTAGATACAAACAAAATTCATTCTTATAAATGGAATGAAGATCTTTTCAAAAAAAGTAATGTTGTTCCCACTGGTAAAAATCATGGACTTCTGATGTTTGTTGATTGGTCTGGTTCTATGTCTTCTAATATTGACTCAACCATAAAGCAACTGTTCAATCTTGTACAATTCTGTGATAAAGTAAAAATTCCATTTGAAGTTTATTCGTTTGTTGAAAACAGATCTGAATTTAATGTCAGACAAACTGATGGTTGTAAGGATGAAATTTCTATTAGTTCTGGATATAGGTTAATTCAACTGTTTACTTCGGATAGAAAAGCTGCTAAATTAGATGTACAACTAGAGACTTGTTGGTTACTTGTTAGTTTTCTTATTCGTAACTACTTTTCATATGGCACAGTAGAAGATCATATGAGAAAATATGAGATGGGTAGTACACCTTTAAATGAAACTATTTTTGCTGCAATCTACCTCTTTAAAAAGTTCTGTAAAAATAATGCAGTAGAAAAAGTTAATACTGTATTTCTTACTGACGGAGAATCAAATCAGTTAACATGTAATACTGAACGAACAAATTCACTTACGGGTGAAACTTATATTGTTCGTCGGCCATTGTATCGCATGTATAATACATGTATTTCTTTCAGAGATCCTAAGAGTGGTTATCAACATCATAAACTTTGGGATCCTTCTAAACTGGAAAATGATTCATGGTCTTCTGTATCAATTAATTTAACTGCCAAACTACTTCATTACTATCGTTGGATGACTAATTGCAATGTAATTGGTTACCGATTATCTTCTGAAATGCCATCAGCAATTCTTAAAGCAAGTGATCGTCCCTATGATGAGTTTAGAAAAATTTGGAAGAAAAATAATTATGTAATTGAAAAAAATCTTGGTTATAGTGAATTGTATGCTGTAAAAGTAAACCGTGACTTTGGTGGTGAAACTCAGGAGATGAATGCAAATTCTAATTCCACTCAGAGTAAACTGAGAAACGAGTTTAGGAAACATGTTCAGTCCAAGAGTTTCAATAAGATCATCTTATCAAAATTTGTCGATCAAATCGCTTGACCGCTGCTAGCGGTTCTGTTATAATGTATGAGTAATCAGGAAAACCCAATGCCCGTTTCTACCGAAAAACTAATCGAGTACCTCTCTACTGAGTATGGTTCTGAAGTTAATCGTTCTCAATTGAGTGACGCTTCAGATTTTTTGGGTATGTCTTTGTCCACCACAATCAATCGTCTTTCTGATTATAAGTCTGGTCGTGGTGTGTGGAATTTGAGTATTCAAGAAGCACGAGAACAATTTGAGAAAAATGTTGCTCCAGTTGAATTTAATCTAGTTCCCGAAAAAGATTCTAATTATGTACCTTTCGGTAACTTTAATGATCTAAAGAAGATTATTAAATCTAGAATTTTCTATCCAACATTTATTACTGGTCTTTCTGGTAATGGTAAAACTGTTTCTGTAGAACAATCTTGTGCCCAACTAAATAGGGAGTTGATTCGTGTAAATATTACAGTTGAAACCGATGAAGATGATCTCATTGGTGGATTCCGTCTTGTGGATGGTGAGACTGTTTGGCACAATGGACCAGTAGTTGAAGCTCTTGAAAGAGGAGCTGTTTTACTTTTGGATGAAGTTGATCTTGCATCAAACAAAATCTTGTGTCTGCAATCTATTCTTGAAGGTAGAGGTATTTTCCTGAAGAAAATTGGTAAGTTTATTAAACCTACTACTGGTTTTAATATTATTGCAACTGCAAATACTAAAGGAAAGGGTAGTGATGACGGTCGTTTCATCGGTACTAACGTATTGAATGAGGCATTTTTAGAAAGGTTTGCTCTTACGTTTGAACAAGAATATCCAACACCTACTGTGGAATCTAAAATTCTACAGAGTCTTGCTGATTCCATGTCTCTTGACTGTCCAGAATTTGTAAGTAATTTGACTAGATGGGCTGATATCATTCGTAAAACTTTTGCTGAAGGTGGTGTTGATGAAGTAATCTCTACTCGTCGCCTTACTCATATCATTCGTGCTTTTTCAATTTTTGGAAACGAGATGAAGTCTATTACTGTTTGTCTTAATCGTTTTGATGAAGAAACCAAACAGTCATTCCTTGATCTTTATGATAAAATCATGACACCTATGGATGATACGGATCAACAAAGTCAGACTATTGACGTATTCACTTACTCTTGATATAATATATGGAGTTATCTCTAACGGAAACGGAAGTGGAGAGTGTTTTAAGTGCTCTCCGATTGGGTGGTAATCCTGCCCTATATCAAAAACTTAAAATTGCAAACGACCTCATGAAAAGGGGGTTACCATATAAAAAAATTCTCCGTGAACAATACGGTTATGTCATCTAAATTCAAATACGACGAGGAAAAACTTCTCAACGAACTGCAAGACTACATTGCTTCAACATACAACCAACATTATTCTTCTGGAAATGCCAACATTCAAACGTTGGATCTGATTGAATCATGTGGAGACGCTGAGTCATTTTGCCGCAGCAACATTCTAAAGTATGCTTCGCGGTATGATAAGAAAGGCACTGCTAGACGTGATATTATTAAGATCCTTCACTACGGCTTGCTCCTTCTTCACTTCTCTGATAAATCTAAAACTACTGAACCCTATCCTCAATGAATATTTCCACGGAAACTCTAAATGTTTTGAAAAATTTTTCCAGTATTAGTCCATCGTTGGTGGTAAAAACTGGTAGTATTCTTCGTACTATTTCTCCCATGAAAAATATTTACGCGAAGTTTACATCCACTGAAGTCTTTCAAAAAGACTTTGCTTTATATGATTTGAATGAGTTTCTTGGTGGTCTTTCGCTATTCAAGGATCCTGAGTTTGCATTTGATGAAACTCATATCAAAATCAAAAGTGGTCGATGTGAATCGATGTACTTCTATTCTGATGCAAGTGTAATTACTGCTCCACCAGAAAAAGATATTGATCTTCCATCTGAAGATGTTACTTTTCAATTGTCTGATGAAGATCTAAATTCTCTTCTTAAAGCATCATCTGTCTACCAATTGCCAGATCTTTCTTTAATTGGTGATGGTCGTAAAATGAATCTGGTTGTTCGTGATAAATGTAACAACGGTTCTAACGTTTATAATGTAGATGTTGGTGAAACCAGTTCTACATTTTGTTTCAATTTTAAAGTTGAAAATCTCAAAATTTTGCCAGGTGTGTACAATGTAACTATCTCAAGTCCAAATCTTTCTGTGTTTAATCACACTCGACTTGACCTTTGCTACTGGATTGCACTTGAACCTGACTCCACTTATGAATCGTAAAAATTTCCTTTGGGTTGAACAATATCGTCCTCAAAAAGTTGAGGACTGTATTCTTTCTGATGATGTAAAAAAAACCTTTCAGGAATTTATTGAAAAAGGAGAGATCCCCAATCTTCTTCTTTGTGGTCCTGCAGGTATTGGAAAAACTACAATTGCGAAAGCACTTTGTACTGAACTTGGGGTAGACTCTTATGTAATTAATGGATCCGATGAAGGAAGATTTCTTGACACAGTGCGAAACCAGGCAAAGAACTTTGCTTCGACCGTATCACTTCAAGGACATGGTAAACCAAAAGTCATCATTATTGACGAAGCTGATAACACAACCAACGATGTACAACTCTTACTTCGGGCGAATATTGAGGCGTTTCATAGCAACTGCCGATTCATCTTCACCTGCAACTACAAAAACAAAATCATTGAACCACTCCATTCAAGATGCGCCGTCTTTGACTTTTCTTTCAAAGGAAGAGAAAGAGCTACTGTTGCATCAAAATTCTTTACGAGAGTCACGAAAATCCTTCGTGAAGAAGAAGTTGAGTTTGATCCCAAGGTTGTTGCAGAAGTTGTCCAAAACTATTTCCCAGATTTCAGAAGAACGTTAAATGAATTGCAGAGATATTCTGCATGTGGAAATATTGATACTGGTATTCTGACTTCAATGTCTGAAGTCAATCTAACTGGTCTTATTGATTCTTTGAAAACTAAAAATTTTGCTGGTGTTCGTAAATGGGTTGTTGATAACTTAGACAATGATGTGACTGTTGTAATCCGTAAAGTTTATGACGCACTTTATAATGCACTTGAACCTATGTCTGTTCCACAGGCTGTTTTGATTCTTGCTAAATATCAGTATCAGGCTGCATTTGCTGCAGATCAAGAGATTAATACTCTTGCATGTTTTACAGAATTGATGTGTGATTGTAAATTTAAATGATTCTTAATCCAGAAGATACCATATACGCATACGATAAGATCAAGGAAGCTTACGGTTCTATTAACCGTATCGATGACTTCTTTCGTATGAAGAAGATGGAAAGAATTGATAAGATTCCTACTCCTCTTTTTGGTATGTCTCATGAAGATGATCTGTTCCAGGATTTTTCTATGCATCCTGAAGACATGAATTTTCGTATTGTTCAACCAGATCACAGCACGTTTAATACTCTTCTGGAAATGACTGCATCATTTACCTACGAGGAAGCACCAGGTAAAGAGATGAAACTAATGATCCAGGAGACTACCACAGGCACCGCTGTGGGGTTCATCAAACTGGGTTCACCTATCATCAACTCTAAACCTCGTAACCAGTGGTTGGGAGGGGTGCCAGACCTTACCATTTTTAACAAGCGTGCGATCATGGGATTTATTATCGTTCCCACTCAACCGTTTGGGTTTAATTATCTTGGTGGTAAACTTCTGTCTATGATTTGTTGTAGTCATGAAGTTCGTGAAATGCTAAATAAGAAGTACGACACAGAAATGTGTTTGTTTGAAACAACATCGCTGTATGGTAATATCAAAGGAACAAGTCAATACGATGGACTAAAACCATACCTTCGTTATCGTGGAGATACAGAATCTAAATTTCTGTTGACTCTTCCAGACTTCATTTATCATGATTTGAGTAAGTGGTTTATTGAGAGAAACGGCGGTCCTTTGATTCACAAAGGTGCTTCAAGTCGTAAACTTAAGATTCAGACTAAGATGATTTCTATCATCAAAAATTCTCTTAAACAACATGACCCAGATACATATACAGAGTTTGTTGCTTTCATAAAATCAAAACAAGATGTGACAACACAGAAGCGTTTCTATATGTCTGACTATGGATATGAAAATTCTAGAGATGTCATTCTTGGTAAAACTGAAACACTAATTCCTAATAAACAAAATTTTGACAAATTTTATTTGGAAAATATGGTACAATGGTGGAAACGAAAAGCTTCCAATCGTTACCAAAAACTTGTAAACGAAAATTATCTGAGAACAGATCTTGAAGTTTGGAATTCTAATACTATGAACACTATTGATATTATCAGATGAATCTAACTTCTTTTTTATCCGATGGCGTAAATCGTAAAAAAACTATCCGTATACTTGTCTATCCCAATATTACATTTACAAAGGATCTGACAAAAGATAGTTATATTCAGGTAATCACTAATATGATTGCCGAACTTAATAATATCAGAGATGACTTGTTCTTTTACCTAGTCCTACCTGAGTATTTGGAGTGTCTTGATTTTCCTAATACAAAGCAGTACTTCCTAAGAGTACCAACGTATCCTCCTACGATGCGTTCACACTTTGATGTGTTTGAGTTTAAAAAAATTGTTGGTCATGATATCGATATTGATCTTGTATTCTCACATCTTCCCGAACATACACATGATGTAAAAAATGTAATTAGCAATGTAACTCATCATAGTCCTGCATACTTTGGGTATTCTCATTGGTTTGACTTGGATGAAGTTGTTGCTTGGAGTCATCCAAGTTTCAATCAAAACTTGCTCGGTATTCTTGAGATGGATAGATGTTATATTAACACACAGTCTCAGAAAGATTTGGTTTTAAATCAAGCCACAAAAGTACTAAACAGAAATACAATTGAAACACTGGATGAAATTCTTACTGTACAACATCTAGGCGTTCGTAGGAAAGATATTAATCGATCTGTGGTGCCATATCGTAAGACAATTGTATTCAATCATCGTCCAGAGACATATAAAGACTACAAAAATTTCATGTGTATCATGAAAGAACTTAGGAAACAACGTCAAGATTTTAATGTCTGGGTTCCTTTACTTGAAAAATCTTCCGAGAGTTGGATATCTACTGAAAAATTTGATAAGAAAGGATATTACAAAAAACTATCTGAGTGTTGTGTTGGATTTTCTCCCAAACAATTATATGGCGGATGGAGTGTTTCTACTACAGATGGTTTAATGAATGGTTGTCCATTCATCATGTATGATGCTGATTACTATCATGAACTAAATCCTACTGCTGATTTCTTTTCTAACAATGGTGAAGCAATTACTTTGATGCATAAGTATCTTGATGATGCCACTTATCGTGCATCTAAGTCTGTTGAGTCTATGAGTTATCTCGAAGATAATCTAATCTATGAAGATGAGATTGTGACAATGAGTGAACACATAGACTATATGATGTGTAGATTAAAAAGCACTGAAACTGAAGTTACTGAAAAACTTATAAATTTAATTCGGGAAAATGGTTTCATGACAAAAAAAGAATTGTTTGGTGAACACCTAGGATGGGGACGTGGAATTAAGTATGGTCCTTATAGACGTGCCCTATTGAATCATCCAAACATTTATGATACACTATCACCCAACCCCGAATATTGCTGGATCGACTAATGAAAGTAGAACTAAAAGACTGGTTGAACAGTATCAATACAACAAAGAAAAATCTTATTGATGAGGATCCAGATTTAAAATATCCTGCATATATTATAAACAGATGTATGTCTGGACATTTGGATAGTATTCTTTTGGCTAATGAGATGAATATTAATAATCATCTTGATCCTAAGTTACAATATGACTTTTTTATAAATATTGTGAGACCAAAAAAACGCTATGCGCCTTGGTTGCGAAAAGATACAATCAATTCACTTGAATTGGTCAAGGAATATTATGGGTATAGTGACGAAAAGGCACGAATGGCTCTTAAGATTTTGACCGATGATCAACTTGAATACATCGCTAAAAAACTGGATCATGGAGGCAAAAGATGAGTGCTGAGATAGAGGTTAAATGGTCACCAGACCAAATGGTTGAAGTTACTCTGAATGAACCAGATGATTTCTTAAAAGTCCGCGAGACTCTAACACGTATTGGAGTTGCATCTCGTAAAGAGAAAAAAATATTTCAATCCTGTCACATTTTACATAAACAGGGTAAATATTATATTGTTCATTTCAAAGAACTTTTTGCTTTGGATGGCAAAAGATCGAATCTCTTTGAAAATGATGTTCAACGTAGAAACAGAGTCACTCAACTCCTACAGGATTGGGGTCTCGTAAATATTGTAGACGCTGAAAGAGTCCAGGACTCTGCACCTTTAAGTCAAATAAAGGTATTGTCTTATAAAGACAAAGGAGACTGGACTCTTGAGAGTAA